TTTTCCTGTCCAACAACAGGAACTAAACCTGTCTCAGGTGTAACATAGTCTGGGTTAGTATTCAGACGTTCATCAATTTCTGCTTGTGTCCAAGAAGGTCTTTGATAATCAAATGTAACTCCACCAGTAGTACCTTGTACAGTCTGACTGTAAATAATACTACCAAGATCATCTATTCCTTCTGTTAATGGATCTGTAATAAATCCATAATCTATATCTGGATTAGGTGCAGTTCCTGTAATAAGACCGTTATCAACAGGTGTAGCAAAAGTGACTATAGATGATAGATTATAATCAAATGCTGCTGCCTCTGCTGCACCACCAACAGAAGATAGAGTTCCACTAAAGACTTCACGGAATACTACAGCATCTAAACCAGATCCAGATAGAGTTGCAGAACCAGATCCAATATAATCATCAGTCTGTTTCTCTATACCTTGACCAACTACAGAGAATAGATAAGTGTCTTCTGGAGGATTAGTTGTAGTAGACTCTGCAGCACCACCAACAGCAAAGAGAGAACCAGTAACAGCAGAGACAGTAAATGTATTAAGAATACTACCGTTATTCTGAATACCTGCAGTAAGAGGATTGGAAATACTACCATGATCAACAATAGATCCACTAGCAGTAATAAGACCGTTATCATCTGTAGTGAATACAACTACTGTGTCTTCGTTGTAATCAAACGTTGCAGACTCTGCTGCACCACCAACTGAGAATAAAGAACCAGATCCAACATAATCATCAGTTTGTTTTTCTACAGCATTATCAAGATGCCAAATCGCCATTGGGTAGTAAGGATTCCAAAAACGAGCGTTGTATAGGAATGCTTTTCCAAGGCGAGGTTGCGATGGTCTACGAGTGTGGATATATGGATTATTAGAGGAGATAAGCTGTCCTGGGAAAACAGCTGATCCACGAAGTGCTCCTGAAATAGTAACTTTTTCAGTAGCTGTGCCTGATACAGAGAAGAGTCCTGTACCAAACTGTCCGAATATTGGTTTATATTGTACGTCTTCTGATTCTTCCTGTGTCTTCTCAACACCAACTTGAGGAACTAATCCTGTTTCTGGAGTAACATACTGTGGGTTGATATTAAGTTTTTCGTCAATCTCTTCCTGTGTCCAAAGATCTCTGACGTAACGTATTGTAGGTCCACCAGTACCACCAAAAACATCCCCACTAAATCCAATATGTCCATGATCAACAGCACCTTGTGGTATACCTTCTGTTGTTGTACCGTAGTCTTCATCTGGATTAGGTGCAGATGCTGTAATAAGATCATAATCCTCAGAACTGAAGAGATTAACAGAATCTTGACTCTGATGGAATGTTGCTGTTTCAACAGCACCACCTAGTGAGAATAGAGAACCAGAACCTAACCAAGAATTAGTTTTTCTTTTACCAGCAATATGAAAGCGAAAAATTGCCGTAGGGTAGGATGGCGTATTACTGAAATTCTGCAGATTTATATAATATGGGAGACTAGGATTAAAGACGGATTCCCATGTGATTGCTCTTCTGTTGTATAGGAATGATCTTCCAAGGACAGGTTGCTTAGGTCTAGCAGTGTGAATATAATATGGTGGGAGTGGAGGTTGTTGTCCTACACTGTCTTGAATAAGTTGCCCTGGGAAGGTAGCTGATTCACCTTGTGCTTCAAAACCAGTTGATTCAGCAACTGTACCTGTTATAGCAAAGAGTCCAGAACCTGTTTGTCCGAATGTTGGTTTATATCTTTCAGATACTTCACCACCAATTATATGACTAAATCCAGATCCAACCCATTCATACCTATTGATAGGCATATCAGGGATTCCTGTAGCAGTAGTTCTAGTTTGATAACGTAAACCAGTTTCTTTACGCTCACCTAATGTAAACTTACCTCTAGCTGCTTCTACTGTTTGTATATCATGAACAGTTCTGCGTCTCTGTCCAAATACTATGGAACCGTAATCTTCCTCTCCCTCGCTGAAAGGTTCTGTAATGCTGCCGCCATCTGGAGTCGGAAAATAAAGAGCTTGACCCAGAAGTGCTTTTTGGTTTTGTAGATAACCCTCATGTAAGGGTTCTATAGTTCCATAATCATCATCTGATAATAGTAGATCAGAATCGGTATTATAAGCTGCGTTAAATGTTTCTACCGCCGCACCATCAAATGTTGCTCCACCTGAACCCAACCAGAATGCGGAACTGCGTTCCATACCATCAGATATCTCGAATATGGTTCCTGAACCAATCCAGATACGTTTGAGTGACTGCCCAGCGATACCAGACGCTGCGATATTACCAGAACCAAGATAACTCGTCCTAGCAAACGCTTCGTTCGTTGTAGAGGTCATAGACGCAACAGCGCCCATAGGTGAAATACTTTGATTTACAATCTCTCCTCTATCTCCATCAATATCACTTTCTGCTAAGAGAGGAGTATTTGCTAATAAATTTGTTGGTGTTGCTGTAAGAGTTCCGTAATCTGCTGTAGTTCCAGACGCAGAAATTTGACCTAAGTTTTCTGTCTCAAACGTTAGGTCTAGATCTGTATTCGTATCAGCATATACGTAGTTCGCCATACAGTATCAAAAAAATAGGGGGACTATAAACAAGTCCCCCACTGAATTTATGATATAAAGAAAAGTCAAATATCAGTCGAGACTGATGTTTAGAGTAACTTTAATTTGGTCACCGTTGTTTTGAATTGGGTATGGACCATTTGTAAATCTTTCAGCGAACATGATGCTGCTGTAAAGAGTTAGGTTACCAGTTCCATCAAGAGAAGGTGTAGTCTCAAATGTAGTACTTGAAGGAGTACTAAAGATAGTGTATGTATTTTCTGTAGTTGTAGTATTAGAAGAACCACGAGCGATGTAAATTACATCTCCTGCTTGCAAGTCATGTGCTGCAGTTGTAGTAACTACGGTATAATCTAGAGTGATTGAAGGATCAGTCGCTGCCTGAATGTTATCAGTAAGAAGAACAGCAACGTTACTTGAATCGCAAAGATAGATTCTACGAGTTGAACGATCAATACCACCAACTTTTGTACCTGCTGGAACAGCACTGTTACCACCAACTACTTGACCAAGAGTAACATTGTCCATAATAGCTGCAGTGTTAGGCAAGGTGATGTAGTCTTGTCCGATAACACCGATACATGGATCAGAGTTAGAACCCTTGTTAAGAGAAGCAGCAGCAGCACCAGAAGCAGCATCAACAACACCATGTATTGCAACAGGCATGTTGTTTGCTCTTACAATGTAGTAACCATAGATATTACCAGCGGCACTAGTGAAGGTAAATGTTTGCTCAGGATATGTAGCAGTAGTTACAACGTTAGCAGAAGAGTCTTGGTTAATTTTCCAGCGAGCACCGTTTAGGAGAATACCATAAGCATTTGTGTAGTCGTAGCGAGCTTCAGTTCTGTTATTGGTTGCTGTAGGGTAACCAGTAGATCCTGCAGTACCATATGTGTTAGTATTACCATTAGCGTATGGTTCATAGTATGCAGTAGTTGAAGGTACATCGCCTTCAGCTGGTGTTGTGTCGCTGCTATACAGCTTAAGAATCAGGTCACGAGGGGCATTATCCTCACGATCAAGAACGTGATTGTTGTTATTAATTAGATAACGAAGCGACTCAAGTTCGCCAATATTAGGTACTAGCAGTGCCATTTAACTTAACTCCAATGTTTGTGTTGTGCTTGCTTACGTTTATTTATAAATGTTTCAACCGTAAATTATTTATCATAACAAGACTTTCAGACCAAGCATAAATCTTCTGATGCTCGTCACGCCTTGTACTTTGAATCTGAGGATATCTCCTGCAACCAAAGTTTTGTCCCACTGAGTGAGATTATCGTTAGTTCCCTTTAGGTTTCCTCCAGCAATAGTAGGAAAGTCTGTACCACAAATGGAAGAAAATCCAGTTGGATAATCAGTAAAACTACATTTCTCAATATCTACCCTGAGAAATCCATTTACATCACCAACGATAGTCCATGTATCAATTTGTCCTGTAACATCTATGGTTAATTCACCTTTGGTACCAGCACCCATATCGAAAGATCCACTACTATGAACAAAATTAATTGTTCTTGTTAGGTCTGCAGTTGTTGCTAAGGCAACAATAAAAACCTTATCTCCTACGGAAGGAGGAGTAGTAAAAGAGATTTGACTATTGGTTACAGCATAGTCAACACCTGGGTGTTGGACTGCACCGTTTACAGAAACAATGATTTGACTTGAGTCAGTTGGAACATATGCCTCGTTATTACTTGTTAAATTAAAAACAGTTTGAGAATTGTTAAACTGACTTGTAAAGTCATCCAGAACAATATTATTATTCTGAAGATACTTTGCAGGTATATCATAAGTAACCCCCACCGCATATTTTTTCTGCGCTGGAGTAATTACATTGTAATTAGAATTCTGTACACTAACGTTATACGTAGGCATCAGGATACTCCTGGGGTTATCTCTATTATACCTTCAATAACTCTTGACTTGGTTCCAGATGGAGCAGTCAAAAGAATATCATAAACATATCTTCGGGCTTCTAATGCTGCTGTTGTTGCATTTGCTAAAGATATTGATAAAGCACCATTATATCTATCTGGGTAATCGACAACAAAGTCGGTTGCAGTAGATGATGAGTAACTTCTCTTTAACTTTGCAACAGCGGTATATCCAGTAAGATTCAAAGGAGTAGTGTTCGCTTCGTTCTGGATATTGAACGTTGCAGAGAAATCTGTCCCCTTCTCACAAATCAAATTAATTGGTATTGCCGCCATCAGCCTAAAATAAAACCCCTCACTATTTAGCGAGGGGAATGTTCAATCACTCAACGCTACTTGGCGCTTCCCCTTCTGGAGGATGTTCGTGATCTTTATTTTGCTCTTCTAATAGACCTAGAGTTTCTAGACCACCTACTAGTTTTGTACGATACTCATTGAGTCGTACTAGTTCTTCTTTCACTTTTGTGATTTTCGCATCAGCGTCTTTGAGTTGCGCTTCAAATTCGCCTTTTAGTTTTGCTGTATCTGTGCAGGACATAATAATTCATGAATTGTCTGACTTATTTATTATAGCACGTAAAAGCGATCTTAGCTCAGTTATTTCAGTTTTTAAACTTTGAAGTTCATTCTCCTGTAATTCCTGTCTAACTCTGGATGCTCTTATTTGTTCAAATGCTTTTTTATCTTTATTAATAATAGCATTTGTTGATGGATCTCTATACAGACCATCTTCGCCTTCAACTTGATACATTAGAAACTCGCTACTGCTCTTAGGTCTTGTACCTTAGGT